ATGATGAAAAGTATTGTCGTAAAGTTATCCCATTTATTAAAAAAGATTATTTCTCTGAACGAAACGAAGCTGTCCTTGCAACTGAAGTAATTAAATTCTTCACAACATATAACAAGCCAGCAACTAAAGAGATTTTATCTATTGAGGTAGGTAACAGGAAAGACTTAAACGATAAAGAACTTTCAGACATTAATGAGTACATAAAAAACATCAGCAATGAACCAGTCAATGAAGATTGGTTGATGGAAAACACCGAGAAATTTTGTAAAGATAGGGCTGTATATAATGCAATTCTTAAATCAATTCAAATTATTGATGGTCGAGATAAAACCCATACAAGTGATGCTCTTCCCTCTATTCTTAGTGATGCTCTTGCTGTGTCTTTCGATAACCATGTCGGTCATGATTACATCGATGACCATTCAAGTCGTTATGAATTTTATCACAGGGTTGAAGAAAAAGTTCCTTTCGATTTGGACATGTTTAATAAAATCACCAAAGGTGGTTTGAGTAAGAAAACTCTAAACATTGTATTGGCTGGCACTGGTGTTGGTAAGTCTTTGTTTATGTGTCACATGGCTGCAGGAGTATTGACTCAAGGTAGGAATGTTCTTTACATTACCATGGAGATGGCTGAAGAACGAATCGCTGAACGTATTGATGCGAACCTGTTGAACCTCACTATGGATGAATTGAAAGTTATCGATAAAGATATTTACGAGAGTCGCATTGATAAGATTGCCAAAAAGACTAAAGGTAAGTTGATCATCAAAGAATATCCAACTGCTGGCGCACACTCTGGTCACTTCAGAGCATTGCTAGAAGAATTAAAATTGAAGAGAGAATATGCTCCCGACATCATATTCATTGACTATTTGAACATTTGTGCGTCTCAACGCATGAAGCAAGGTGGAAGTGTTAACTCTTATACATATATTAAGAGTATTGCAGAAGAGTTGAGGGGTCTTGCAGTTGAGTATAATGTTCCGATTGTATCGGCTACACAAACTACTCGATCTGGATTCACGAACTCCGATCCAGGACTCGAAGATACTTCAGAGTCATTTGGCTTACCTGCAACTGCTGACTTTATGGTTGCATTAGTTAGCAATGAAGAGTTAGAACAGTTGAATCAAATAATTGTCAAGCAATTAAAAAACAGGTATAATGATCCTAGTTACTTTAAAAGATTTGTAGTTGGGATTGATAGATCTAAAATGAAGTTATACGATGTCGAAGCCTCTGCACAAATTGGATTGTCTGACTCTGGTCAAGAAGACGATGGTCCAGTTTTTGATAAAGGTACATTTGGTAAGAGAATGAACACTGAAGAAAAATTTAGCGGATTTAAGTTTTAGGAGAGAATATGGTAAAAGTTATCGTAGCAAAAGAAAAGTATGATTGTTCAAAGTTAGAAGGAACATTCGTAGACGAATCTCATTATGATCATCTGATCGAAGAAGATACTGATGTTTACATGCCAGCACCAATTGATGGTGGAGATCCTTATAGTGAGAAACGTATTGTTCTAAAGTTTCGTAAGAACTACTTCACACAAGAGCAACAGGATCAAGCATATCTTGGTCTGAAAGATGCAGCAACTGAAACCCAGAACAGAGGTAAAGCAGCTGGACCACGTGGTGATAAATTGGGTAATCGTGAGTGGGTTACTGAATATGAGTATGCCATCTTAGAATACTTTGAAGAAGCAAAGGCTATGCTTGGCGAAGATCCAGTTGAACAGATTCGTCAGAAATATAAGAACGCTGTTCAGAAACCATCCACACGAAATAATGTTTGGGGTATCCAAGCAGTTAAGAAAGATGGTTTTGATTTCGAGAAGTGGGTAGAAGCAACAAGCAAACTATCAGATACTGAACAGCATTACGAATCACTACGTATCCAAAAGAAATATGTTTGTCCAACGACATATGCTAATGGAGTACTTTCTGGTATTGCTGGTTGGTTCGATCGTTATCCACGTATCCCTTATGGTCGTGCTACTTCTTATACTGCAAATAACTTTGAGAAGTTTAAGATGTCATATCCATTCCTGCAGCAACTATCTAAAGGATTCGAAGAATATCTTCCAGAGCGTTTTGCAGCGCAGATGTCTGCAGCAAACAAACTTGACCCAGCATTCTTAGTTCCTGAAACCCCATTCACAACTATCACTGTTAACAATACATTTAGAACTGCTGCTCACTACGATGCAGGTGACTTGAATGATGGTCTGTCCAATCTATTGACATTGTCTAACGATGGTAAGTATACTGGTGGTTATCTAATTGCTCCTGAGTATCGTGTTGCAGTTAATCCACGTCCAGGTGACTTACTTCTTATCAACAATCACGAAGTTATGCATGGTAATACTCCGATTGTTTGTCCAGAAGGTTCAGAGCGTATTAGTCTTGTTGTTTACTTCAGAGAAAAGATGCTCGAGTTGGGTAGCAAAGCATATGAAGATGCACGTTATGAATATGTAGAGGGACGCAGGTTAAATAAAGAACACCCAGAACATAAAGATCGCCATCTTTGGAATGGTGTTACTGCAGGTATGTGGGATGAACAAGAGTGGTATGATTTCTTGAGTGCTAAAAAGGATGGTGAAGATATGCTTGCTAAATATCATCCTACGACCAAAGGTGCGCTTGAGGAGTTTTTCTAATAATGTGTTCTATAATTGGTGCTGTGTTAAAAAATCCTCGTCATGAGGATTTTGAAATGATTCGTAGAGTATTCCTTGAGTCTAAGATTCGAGGAATGCATGCGACAGGTATATCTTTTTTACCGCATTGGAGTAAGTCAGTTGTAACTATCAAAGAAGCAATGCCATCTGATAAGTTTATTGATACTCATATGCATATTGATAATATGAAGGAGATGGTTAATGACGATGGTACTCTTTACCTTATTGGTCACTGTAGATATAGTACTAGCGATTTATCTTATAATCAACCGCTAGCAAATGATGTGAAGTCCATTGTTCATAATGGAGTTATCACACAAGAACTTCCTGAGAATTGGGGTAACATTTATCCCTACACATTTGAAACTAAGAATGACTCTGAGTTAGTATTACATTCAGCTGATCCACTTAGAGAGTTTCCAGATGCATCTATGGCAGTGTGTGAACTTTATGCAGATCGTAAGTTGCGATTCTATCGTAATGGCAAACGTCCATTATACTTGACAAGTATTGAATGTGGGAGTATAATTACCTCTACGGCAGATGTTCCAAAACGTGCTGGGGTTGCAGGGTTTCCAATTAATGTTCTTATGAATCATTACAATATATTTGATGGTGACCTTGCATTGACGATTGAACGAGTTGATATTAAAAATGCATTAGATTACCAAAATGTTATTAGTTGATTTAGCAAAAGTAGAACAAATCATTTTAAACAGTCCAGCTGGTAAGAATACTAAATTCTTATCGGCTGCACATTCATTATGGTATCGATTCCACAATTATGATAAAGCACTACCAATGGCTTATGAAGTTAATGGTGATGTTGTTTGTTTAATCTTTGCTACATTCAATCGTGATGGTTATGCAAACCTATATGAGATCGTAACACTCGAAGGAAAAGAAGGAAATGGATACGCATCAAAGTGTTGGGACGCATGGATTAAATACGCAGTCGAAGAACGAAAATCTAAACGACTTAAAATCTCTTGCACACCTTCTTCAGTCACATGGCATTATCGCAATGGACTCATCTTCTGGGCAGTTGACCCGACTGGCTCGTTACGTTCTGACCAACCACTATTCTCAACTAGGCAAGAGCAAGTTAGCTACAGAAATAATGCTATTATCAATCCAACCTCTGCTCTGCCACCAAGCAAAGCACAAGAACAGTTTAGACTAGAGGGATTAGAATTATATAAATGGGGTGATAAGAAGAAAGAAAAGACACAAGCAGCAATTGATGCAGTTGGTACAGCATGGCTACGAGATGCTCTTATGAATCAACCAACACTAGAAGAATTTTTATAATGGATTATCGTTTACAAGAAAATCGTAAAGAAGCATTCATACGCTGGTACGCATGGTCATTGAAGTATGATGATTGTGATCCAGCAGTATGGGCAACGAACTATCTTAATAAAAGATATGAACACAATGATGAACAGCGTCTTTGGTTTGCATGGCTTTATGGTAATACATACCAGTTGCAAACTGCATGGGTGTTAATGAATGAGTTTCCTGATTATGAATTAGCAACAGTTGACAGAATCACTCAATGGAATACCGCTAACTATAAGAGACTTCGATATCAAACTGACACGAAATGGAACAAGGGGCATCTTCCTGCCATGTTCGAGTCTTACCAAAAATTTATAGGAAGTGGAACACAACGTGTTAAGATGGAAAGTTTTTATGCATCATCAGAGGAAGACACTTTTGATAGACTGTGGGTTGGGGTTAAGTCGAGCCTGCATAAATTTGGTCGTTATTCCACTTGGTTTTACTTACAGCATCTTAAACATACTGCTGGCATCTCTGTTAATCCTACTTCTCTCATGTTGGACGATTATGATGGTTCCCGTAGTCATCGTAATGGACTTCTTTATGCCCTTGGACAAGAATCCGATTGTGATCGAAGACTCAGTACTGTGGAGTATTCAAACCTCGAAGTACATGCAAAAGAAATTCTGGAAGAAAGTAAAAGACGATTCCCTGACTTAGTTGATCAGATTGATTTCTTCACAATGGAGACTTGCTTGTGTTCATTTAAAAAACTATTCAGAGAACATCATGGTCGTTATCTTGGGTATTACCTAGATCGTCAGGCTGAAGAGATTATCAAAGCAGAGAGTGATGGTTGGTATGGTATTGATTGGGATGTTCTTTGGCAAGCACGTGACGAAACAATTGATTTTAGACTAGATCATAAACGTGGTATCGATAAAGAAAGGTTTTCTTCTTTCCTGAATTCAGGTAAATTAGAAAATTTGGAATGGATGTTTGATGATGAAGAATCTATACTAATTGGATTGGAGAATTTTTAATGGCTATTAATAAACCACAGCCCAACAATATTTGGGATGACAATATGATTGTGACGACCACTGGACTATCACCAATAAACACTGGTAGTATTACTATGAATACTGTATCTATTGCTTCTTCACAAGGAACAATTACTGGACATGGAACAAAAAATGTAGATGAACTTCTAGATCTCTTTGATATGAATGAACTTGTAGTTGAACATAAAGTTACAACATTTGAACTTGCCAAATTGAAAGAAACTGTAGACTATCACGATATCATTAAACAAAATTTGTCTAAGACGCTTTCTGTGGGTGTAATGAACAAAGCGAGATTTACAAAGAAACAAGATCTGGACTCAGATACTATATCTTTTCGAGGAAGAGTATGGGTATTTAATAAAGAAGAATTGATGGATTTAATAAAGGAAGTTAAAAATGTTTGATAAGTTTGGAGTGGTTGACGAGATTAGTGTTCAGTTGATTAGAAACCCAACTAAGACTAGAAAGATTATCGCAGTTGGTGGACAACCTGGAACTGGTAAGACTACATTGTTCCGTAAATTTATGGAAAATAAACAGTGGATCGTAGGCGAACCAGCCAAGTTGGTATCAGCATCTTATAATACTGAACGAGATCTATACATCCTTGGTAAATATGATGAAGGCGAAACCTTTGCTGGAACTGATCGTCTTTCAATGGCAGTCCAACCTAACCTCCAAGAATGGGTTAAGTCTAATAACTGCAATATCCTCTTTGAGGGAGATCGAGTCTTCAACCAGTCGTTCCTAGAGTTTTGTATGGGGTTACCTAATACTGAATTACAGGTAGTTTATTTGGCAGTCCCAAAACCTATGTTAGAACAGAGATACAAGGATAGGGGTTCCGACCAGTCTGAAACTTTCCTAAAGGGGCGAGAGACTAAATATAGTAATCTATTGTCAAACTTTGACTTGATGCCTTATATTACTGAGTTTGTAAACACTAACTTAGAGGAGCAGGGGAAAGTACTTGCACACTTGGAGAAACAGTTTAGTTAAGCAAGAACTTTCTGGGAAATATGAAATTCCTAGAAAATGCCAATTACGACTGGATGGAACTGCTCAACTTTTATGAGCGTCCATTTAGAGCTAAACTCACACCTGCAAAAGTCTGGAATGATCTAGATCGTTATAAGAACGATCCAATCGGTCTAACCAATTATGCCAAGAAATGGCGCACCAAAATCGAATGGCGTAAAGAGAAGTCTAAAGCAAAATGGGCTGAGACTTATGTAGCAATTGGTGGTGAGTACTCTCCTGATGATCGCCAAATAACTCTACAAATTTACACAAAGAAATTCAATAGTTTCCCTTTCACTGATAAATCTTGGTCATCATTTAAGATGAGATTTATTCAGACTCTTATGCATGAGATAATCCACTTCATGCAATATGACAGAAGGGGTGATGAATGGAGTAACTACGTTGTTCCATATAAGAAAGTTGGCATAGCCAAGAAAGATGAACAGAGAGCGTACCTCTCTGAGTTTGACGAGATACAAGCATATGCGCATTGTGTGTATCTAGATTTTAAAATGCGCAGACCCAGAGTAGACATCAACACCCTGTTGAGTCGTTATAAAAAGAAACGAGATTCTTCTACTCTTCACTTCTTCTTAAAGACGTTTGATTACGATTTAAGAAACAACATGGCCACTCGAAAGATCATAGATCAAATCGGTAAATGGGATCGTAAATACAACCGAATGACTTGACCTAAATAGTTGATTATTGTAAGATCAACTATATGGCATACAAATATCCTGAAATGGCTTTAACAGCCAAGAACATATCAGACTTTCTTAAGAAGAAAGGTGCTGGTGCTTCTGTAAAAACATCTAGATATCAGACTCAGATTAAGTCTGTGGAAGTAGCACATCCAGGAACTTTAGAAGATCTTTTAAAATCTTCTGGTATAAAAGGTAAGTTAACTGATATTAGCGCAACCGATGAGAAGGCAATCTCTGGTAAGTATAAAGCAAAATTACTGACACTCACTACAGCAATTGCTGAGTGTAAGACTGGTGCTACCTGTTTTATTCTAAATACATTTACTGAGAAGGGTACTCTCAAGACTAAAGATTTAGCACCAGAGAAATTAAATTTAACTATTGCTTCTGGGTATACTGATATTGCTAAATTTGATAAGGCTGTGTATGCTGGTATCGATAATCTTAAAGTTGGAGCAGATATCAAAACTGTTTTAACAGAATTGTATAGATCTATTGTTGATAATAAGACTACCAAAGATAGCATTACAATGAACGCTGCAGCCAAGAAAGCAATGGTCTCAGTTAAGCCACAAGATCGTCAAGCAATCGGTAAAGACTTCGGTGAAATTCTATCACTTCGTTGGTATCTAACTCAACCACATGGTAAGGGTTGGACGAAGTTTGGATTCTCTGTTATCAGTAACGAAGCATTAGTTGATTTTTATCTTGATAAAAAGGTTGGCACTAAATCTGTTCACGTTGATGTATCTGCTAAATTCGAAGCAGGTGCTGCTCCATCAATTGGTGCTATTGTT